CGTTGTACTCCATCCACTCGATAGCCTCTTCGTGCGTCATCTCTTGATCATGGATGAGTATCTCCACGCACTTTTTGTAGTCGTACACGGCGATCAGTTTGGTGTGTTGCCACCCAAGACCGATCAATGCGTCCTCAAAGCCGTCAGCGTACAGCGTGTTCGGGTCAAGTGGTTCTTCGGTCATTCGCTCCCCCTTGCCCGAATAGCAGCGGCGCAATCCACCGACCAATTGGTCATCGAATCTCCGTACTGCGTATATCCGTCACACACCCGCGCACACGCCTCCCGCTCGTCATCCATTCCGTAAGAGTACGCAAGTGTAATTAGCGTAGGAATCAATTCTTCACCTCCTTCAAGGAAAAGCAATTTTGCTTCTTCCCACACACGCTCAATGAAATCCTCGTTCACTTGCTCCCCCTCGCGGGGCAGGGTGATGTTGTCGGTCATCGCTGCCTCTCCATCCGTTCCATCTCGCTGCTCAAAGCGTCCAAGTCAGCGCGAAGTCCTTCCAACTCCTTCCAATACTTGTAGCACCGCTCACGCAGTTGCCGGATCTCCCTGCGGTACTCATCCGGAGTGTGTGCCATCTTGTCCCACTCATCGTCGAACAGGTCAGGTTGATATTGAATAGTCATGGCTACGCTCCTGATGCCAATTTGACTGCGTACAGCGCAAAGACGATGAACGCCACGAGGATGATGCCCATCGTGATGCTCAAGAAGTTACTCATCTTGTCTGCGTCTTCCATCTGACGGCGCAGTTGGTTTAACTCGTAGTCCTTACGAAAGATAGTGTCTTTGAGGTGTCCGTTCTCTCGCACAAGGTCCCGTATCTGTTTGTTGAGCCGGTCCTTCGAGTACTCCATAGTTTTATCGTTCACCAGTATTCCCTCCCACTTCTTGCACAGCGCCAGTTGGGAGGGGGGACTCGCCCCCACTCCCGTGTGACATTGAATTTGCGCTGTAGCCACCACCGTCTGATAGCGCAGATCATTCTCTCAATGCCTCCATGATCTTGTCTCCAATCGCCATTACTGCAATCTTTTCGGCATCGGACAATTGATCAAAAAGTTTTGTGGCGGGTTCAACCATACGATTACTAAAGACCGCCGCACTCATAAAGAAAGCCGTAACCATCACGGTCTCTGAAGAAGTCACAGGCGGGAACTTTGCTTTCCTTGTGCTGCGCTTCTTGGTCTTGGTCTTGGTCTTGGTCTTGGTTTTCATGCGTCCTTCCTTGCGTCAATCTCGCGCTTCAAGTACCACGCAGCCTTCTCCAAGTCCTGCACAGGGTCGGAGTCCTTCTTACCTGCACGACTCACATACTTCACCACGTTGCCCAGACGATAGTTCAAATCTTTGGACTCGATGAAGTCGATGGTCTCGATGCCACCCGACCGATAGTGCGGGGGATGGTTCACGAGGTCGGGCTTTTTGTACAGGGCTTCAACCTTCTTGATGTACTCCTTCTCAGCCTTCACCACCTTCGGGTCGTGGCTACGCTCGACTTGCGTCTTCTTCTGCTTCTCCTTCTGCTTTTCCTTCCAGATGACAGTCCAGACGTTATTCTTTGAGACGCCCAATCGCTTGGCGATTTCAGCGATGCTCGTACCCTTCGCCAGATAGCGGCGAATCTTTGCACTCATAGTCATAACTTTATTAACTCCTTTAAATTGTCAACGTTGGTTTCATCAATCACGAGAGCAACCCCACCCGCTTCGCGTATGCGCTTCATGTTCGCTTCTTGAAGCGCGGTTGGTTTGTTCCCATTTGCCTTACACTCTATACCATAGAACAACCCTCCTTTACAAACTAAAAAATCAGGGACGCCAGAAGAACCCATACCAGTTCCCATAGGCATGGCGTAGTACGCGCCAACTTCTGCAAGAACTTTCTTCACCTTTGCTTTGACTTTGCCTTCCGGGGTCATCGCAGTTTCTCCGTTACATGTTCAGCGCCAATCTGTAATTTCCCCAGCAGATCAATTGACGCGACGACGTAAAAGTATTTGTCATTCACACGCCACCCTAAGTCTTCAAACCCTTCGGGACATTCACGCTTACTCGACTCGTATGCTGCCCTCAACACCACACCGTTCGGTGCGACTGCGTAGTCCATCTTGTCCCTAGTGGATAGATGTTTGTTATCACATGCCATGATCATAGCGAGTCGTTCTTTGAGCCAGTCCGGTAACTCAGCGCGTGTAAAGTATCTACAGTAGTTCTCGGCAACCCATACGGTAATCATCTTATTACCTACCCTGATGGGTAAGTGTATGGCTTGACCTTCGTGAGAACTGTATACGCCAAACGTCATACCGTTTTATCCATCACGATGATGGGGGACTCGGAATAATAAGATTGCGTCATAGCACCGATATCAGGATATATGCTGTGGCCAGTCTCCATGCTGCCTGATGCCGGGATGAGTGACTTGTCAGACTTGGTATGTAACTTGAGCATAGTCAACTGCATCTCAATGTCTCGCCGGATATCAATGTCAATGTCAGCGAACGACTTGTACCACTTGAACGGCACTACGACTTCATCGTACTTAAAGCCGGGATTCGAAGGCAGCGAACCCAGGCTAATGTAATTGTCCACCGCTGTTTGTAACGGTTGCCTGCTTATCGCTCCAACGATGACTGAATTGTCGAACGTGTCGCTGAGCAGTACCCATTTGTCATTGCTGAACATCTGCCTGATGTCAGCCGCGTAATCGCTTACTTTCTTCCGTTGATCAACGTAAGCACGATACTGTGACTCGATGTGCGCTAACACACTTTGCGGGACTTCCATTTTACTCATGTCGCCCATGTGCATCATGGCAAGGGCGATAACTGCATCGTTGTTTAACGTTATCTTGCTTAGCCTATTGGAACCGCTTTTGCTAAGACCGGTATCAAGCATACGTTCAAGTCTGTTACCAATGAAATGTTTAGCGTCTGACCATCTGTTAATTAGCGCGTTATGTGGATCAGTATGCGGCGTCTTTATCTTGCGAACGATATACTTGACGTTGCTGCTCCTGACTGCTCCCCATACATCCGTGACCGCTGACCTGTTCCTGTTCGGTTCGCTTACACCGCCGAAGATGATATCCGCCTTGTGGTCTTGCGAATCCATGTACATACCAACAACACCAAACCCTATACGATTAGTCAGCATCACGCCTTTGATATCTTTCTTACCGTCAAATCTAGCCACCTCGCCCACCACCAACGAGTCATGGCTGTCTTTTATCTGATTGATGGCGGCTACGATGATGGGCCAGAACCGGCTATCCATTACCTCCTTCTTGGTAACATCGTCATGAAGATCTTGTAAGAAAAACGGGGGAGCGGACTGTACATTCATGTTCATAACATATCTCCTTAGTTGTTGATGTTTACTTTCTGCGTACCGGCGGGTGCCTTAAACGACTTGTTGCCGTTCTTGTCGATAATCCACAGCGTAGGCGTTGTCACCTTCCAATCAAGATTGCTTTCGATATGCCCGTCAGTCAGCATGATGAGGCAGTCAGCATCCATACGATGCTCGGTCATATACTCGCTCACGCATGCCGCCGTAGTGCCGCCACCACCTGCGGGTTTCATCAGCGATGCGATGTTGGCGTAGTTGCCTTCCGTAAAGACCTGCTTGCCACGCACCTTCGTGTCCCACCACAGAACCACCACCTCATCAGGCGGCATCACCTCGCACAACTGCTTGACCTGCGATGCGACAAGGTTCAATTGATCCTGACCAATACTCCCGGATGTGTCGATACCTAGTACGACGCGCCCAATCTTTTCGGAGTACATCGTTGGTAGGTACAAATCATCTGCCAACCTACGACGGTTCATGCGTGCATAGGTGTACTCGTCATACCCGCGCATGGTGCTAGTCCAGAAGTCTCGCAACACCTCACGCCAGTTAATTTCCGGCTTCATCAGGTCAGTAATTTGTCGTGGCAATTTGTTACCGAACTTGCCCGCTAGGAGCCCGCCTTGATGAATAGCCTCCTGTACCTTTTCATCGTGTTGCTTAATCTCCTGCGGTGTCATACTGTCGATGGCGTCAAAGTCATGTTCGTCAAGCGGCTCACCACCGCTCATGCCCTCGCCACCGTTCTCCTCAGCGTCCTTCTCAAGATAGTCGTACACCTGACGCACAGACCATCCGGCAAACATCGGGTGATACAGCGCACCGGGCGGCAACTGGACGACAGACTTGTCCTTGATGTCATGGATCATGTCATTCACAACATAGTCCATAGCGATGTTGGCAAGTTTCGCGTTCTTCTTCATCAAGTCACGATGGCGTGGCAGATGCTTGAGCAGCACATGGAAATTCTCGTGCATCACAAGACCTGCGACCTGCGGTCGGGTCAACTCCTCCATGAACTTGGCACCGTAACGCTTGTTCACACCATCGGTGTAAGCGGTCGGACACAACTTCGGGTCATGCACTACGCTGCTCTCGCCCATCATGATGATACCTGCGTACTGGCAAGTCTCAGGATGCTTGAGCAAGTTAACATGCGCCCTCTTCAACTCGAACTCTGGGTCGTACTTCATGACAGCATTCATAACGATACCTCCAATTAGACCAGCAACTCGTAGTTATCCTTCGCCCACTCCATGATGCGCTTGTTATTCTTAGCAAGCCGCACGACACGCTTACTCTGCATGCACATGGTGAAGAACAATGATTCGATCTCGACGGACTTCACCCGCTCGATGAACTGCATGAAACTGCTCAGGTCATCCTGCGTCTCGATGGTGTCGATGGCGTTGAATGTCATAAGAAACACGGCAGACTTGTTAGCAGGGATTGGAACTCCAGTAGGATCCGCAATCACCTTGCTCACCGGCACCAACTCCCGCTCCAACTTCATGAAGATACTCATGTCCTTGGCAGCGGCGGCACCGATAACACCTGCGAGTGCTGTCTCAGTCACACGGTCACCGGCCTTCTCACGATTACGCACCACAACGCTAGACTTGGCGAGACTGCGAGGCGATACGAATGACAACTCACGCTTCGATGGGTTGAAGATGTACGGGTTATCGTCCTGTCCACCATCAAGGTACGAGGCGAGTGCAGACGGGTTCATAGCCACCCATGCACGGATGACACTAGGGATGTTGTTGTTACCCGCCCATGTCAGCCACTCGTTAGCGTTCGGCTTGCGTATCCGTACACGCATCGTGCGATTGCCAGAGTGTGCCAACTGACTGTCACCTACTCCGTCGCTCTCGTTGTTACTCGTAGCAAACACCATGCTACCTTCGGGCAGCGGGGTGTCACCGATGCAACGCTCAAGCATGAGTCGTGTCCACATTGCTTGCAGCAACTTCGGAGTCTTCATGAACTCATCAAGCATGATGATCTTCGGCTTCGGACTATCAAGCATGAACAAGTCAGACACCACTTGCGTCAGCCTAGTACGGTCACCGTTCGGCACACTCATCACCGTGTCACCGATGTCCCGCACCGCACAGTCAACATAGATATAGTCGTACTTGTCAGCAGGGTAGCAATCGCCAACCTTGCGCCATTTGTCATCCATGTCCTCAGCGATGCCGCTCAACACGCTCGACTTACCCACACCGGGTTCGCCCATGGCAACGATGGTCAACTCCTCTGAATACAGCGGCACGGATTTACGCAGGTCGTTAACACTCCACGACTCGATGAACTGAATAGCCATAACAATATCCTCCAGATTGGTTATCGGTTAGGGGCCCAGAACTTACTTACATCACAGACCGAACTTCTTCAGGATGTCGGTCAACTCCTCATGCACGACGGTGCGTGTGGTATCGCTGTCGCGCAACTTGTCGATGGTCAGCCCACCAACAACTCGTGCCAACTCAGTACGCACAGTCTCCAACTCGCTGTCACTTGTCAGGTTGAACTCACGGAAGGTCTCGCATAGTTCCTGCGCTCGTGTCAGCGTGGACTCGTACAGTTTCTTACGCTTGACTTTCAATTCACCGTTCTCGCTCACGGTCTCCACAGCACAGTTCTCAGCAAGTGTCTTCATGATGTCCACCAACTGATCTTTCTGCTGAGTCAGCACCGTCTCGACCAGACTCCGTGCCTGTCGCTCGTATGTCACAGCCAAATCGTCCATGGCATCCTGCGCGATAGCCACCCGGTAGTCCCCGGTCGGTACCTCTGAGCGGTACAAGTTAATCGTGAACTTGCTACGCACCTCAGCCGGGTCGGGGTAGTCGTTCCTGTCGAACATGTCACCCAAGGCAAACGCACGGTTACTCACGATGACCGGGTACGCTTGAATAAAGGTATCGACCAACTCGTGAAATGTCTTCTCATGGTGAGCGTACTCAGCCATGAACTTCGGGTAGTCCACGATAGGTAGCAACCGTAGCGATCCCGCCCAGTCATAAGAGCGGCGCTGCATCCAGTTGTACACAATCTGACGGTAGTTCATACAACGCTTATGCTCTGGGCAATTGGCAAGCAAGTGCTTCACGAACTTGCCTGAGTCACGCTCTGCTTTCTTGGCGGTCGTGACCTCTTCGCTTATCTCGCTGTCCTGCTTCGTGCCAGTCCACACCGTCACCCGTGTATCCACCAACATGGCAGATGTGGCAAGGGAGATGACATGGTTCGGCTTCTTCAACAACTTGTCTGTCTCAACGCTCATAACTCTGTACCTCTTAGGTTGGTTCTGGGAAAACCCCAGAATTGGTTTGCACTACTCATCGACTCTCGGGCTGATCGTCCATTTAGGAATAGTATAAGATACCTTAACATCAATGTCAATACTTTTTACTAACTCACGGGCGGCTTGCTCTTCCTCCCATGCCTGTTGTTCGTACTGACGAACCTGCTCAGCAATCCAACGGTCGTCGTCGGTCATGCCT